CAGAAGCTGCGATTAAAAATCTCAGCCCTGCTGAGTATGCTGCGACAACGCGTGCAAAACGTGCTGGCAAAGCAAAAGGACAACAATTTGTGAAACAACCCGCTAAAATAGCGAGTAAGACATCCAAGTACCGATAGGAGTTTTAAATGGCACGCTACCTAAGAAACAAGCAAGACGGCTTTATTTACGACTACACAGCGTTGTTGGCTGAGAACTCAATGGTTGAGGAAGTGACTGAGGAAGAAGCCTTTCCAGAGAAGTTCATTCCTAAGAAACAAAAGGGCCGCAAGTCTGATCTTAATCTTACTACCCCCGATGAAGCAATCCCTGAAGCTCCTCCTGTGACCAATGAGGAAGTTAATGCTGAAGCATCCCGAGGTCTACCTGAATGATACTCAACAATGTAATCACTGAGGTTCGCAGATTACTGCAAGACATCAACTCACCACAGCGCTATAGCGACGTGGTGTTGTTGGGCTTTGCGAATCAGGCGTTAAAGCGCATTGCTGTGCTTCGCCCTGACCTCTTTGCTTACATTGGGCCAATCTCTACCACTGCTGGGTCTGTCATCCAGTCCATGCCGTCTGATTCACTCCGGATCATGGAGATATTCTCCGTGCAAGACGGCAATGGCGTTACTGAGGTTAACCGCGAAGCGCTTGACCAGACGTACCCAACATGGATGAATGACGACGCTGGGCCGTGTGTGAACTGGATGCGCCACGTGCGCAACGCCAACAAGTTCTTCATCTACCCCAAAGCGCCAGCAGGTCAGGTTTTGATTGGGGAGTATTCGCAAACTCCCGTAGACTATGACGGTACAACAACTGTGACGTTGTTGTCAGATGGCTATTTTCCGGTTGTCGTTGACGCTACAGTGTTCTTGGCTGAGTCAGTTGATAACGAACACGTGAACTCGCAACGTGCCGCCTTGTTCCAGCAGTCATTTACCCAAGCCTTGGGCGTTAGCGCACAGGGTAGGGTTATTACTGATACCGAACAAGCTGGCCTTAAACCGTCTGAGGTTGTCTAATGGCTGACCGCACATTCCTCTCACTGGTTACTCGTCTTGCACCTAGCGTGCCGGGATGCCCGCAGCCAATCGTCGAGCAATATGTTCGTGATGCAGCCATTGAGGTGTGCGAAAGAACCCTGTCGTGGCGCTATGAGCAGCCCAAGATAAGACTTACGCCGGGGGTCTATGAGTACCCTTATGAAAACCCTACAGGGACAGAGGTTCATGCGTTCCTATCAGTCTCGCTAAACGGCTCAAACATAGAACCAGCAACTCTTGAGCAGTTGACCCGTAAGTACCCAGCGTGGCCTGATCTGACTCCTGAACAGTTGTCTAGCCCGCAGAATGTCTGCCAGCTAGACTCTGACAATTTTGTGCTTGCGCCAGTGCCAGATGATACAGTCGTCTACGACCTGAAGATGATCGTAGCCCTTAAGCCTTTGCGTACTTCATCGGCAATGGCAAAGTCTGTGTTGGATGACATTGAGAATGTTGTTATGCACGGAGCCTTACAGCATTTGCTAGTGCTGCCCAATAGAACGTGGACTGATCGTGAGTTAGCCTCATACCACGCCAAACAATACTCATTTAAAACGTCTGAGCGACGGGCTAGGGCCAATCTTGGTGCTGCTCGTGCGTCGATGACGGTTCAAATGCGTCCATTTGCATGAGGTAATTATGGCAACAGATGTCATCCGATTAGTAGAAGGCGACGAAAAGCCGCTTATCGTTCTCACTCTGACGGACGACATTACAGGTACGCCCATAGATTTATCTGTGGCATCAACAACAGTCAGTGTGAAGTTTCGCAAAGCAGGCACTACAACACTACTCTCAACAATTTCTTGTACAAAGTTAAGCAGTGGTACAACAGGGCAAGTGCAGTTTGGCTTCTCCGGCGGTGTGCTTGATGTAGACGCTGGTGCGTACGAGGGCGAAGTTGTTGTAGATTACAACGGCACTGTCCAGACAGTCTATGAAACATTGCGGTTTACGGTGAGGGCAAACTTCTAATGTCCAACATCAGGGTATCTGCTGCTGTTACGGCGCTTGTTACCGCAGTTGCGGTGGCAGGGGTTATTGCTGTTTCAGTCAACCCCAATACCTATGCTGTTTCCGCACAGCCTGAAAATATCATACGGCTATCAGCGTTTGTTGTGCCAATGACATCTCTGGAAGAACAGACAGTTACTATGTCTGACTTCCGTGAGATTACGGTTGAGGTTGTAACAGTTGATGAAGTTTTAGTTGATGATGCTGTAGCGTTTGCCCCCGAGTTGGCTTTTGCAGACTCAGTTACCGCCGCAGATTCAGTATTTAAAAACTTCACTGAGGTTGTTGACTTTGATCGAAACGATGCGGACGTAGACCCAGACCCTGTTACGATAGCTGATGTTGCTACTCAACAGGTAGCTAAGGTTCTTACAGATACTGCAACTGCAACGGATGATATGGTACGAGCACCGGGTAAGGTGCTTACAGATTCGGCTACTGCTTCAGACTCAGTAGATACCCTAGCTATAGGAAAAACCCTTACTGATTCTACAACAGCATCTGATGCTGCACCTGTGTTCAACGCAGCCAAAGTTGTTTCTGATAGTGCGTCGGCTACTGATGCAGCAGCGCTTAATGTAGACAGGGGCAATATTGCTGAGACTGTCACTGCTACAGACTCCTCATCTCTACAGCCTGATCTTGCCAAAACCGATTCGATTACTGCTACTGATGCAGTTAGCACCACAGTTGGTTTTAACAGGAGCTTATCGGATACTGCAACAGCATCTGACTCAGCAGCGTTGAACCCGCAGTCTGTCCAAACTGACACGGCTACAGCATCTGACTCAGCAGCGTTGAACCCGCAGTCTGTCCAAACTGACACGGCTACAGCTACAGACTCCCCATCCCTACAACCTAACCTTGCTAAGACTGATTCTGTCACTACAGCGGATACACTGAACTCATTTAATATAGGTAAAAACCCTAGTGAAACAGTGACCGCTTCTGATACGGTGAACTCTTTTGCCGTGCAGACTGTATTGACAGATTCAGTCACCATGACCGATTTTGTCTACAAAGACTTTAGCGAGATGGTTGACTATGACCGTAATGACGCTGACGTAGACCCAGACCCAGTAACTGTTGCAGATACAACGGCTATCACGTTTACGACTTCAAGGTCTGACAGTGCAACAGCATCTGACTCAGCAGCGCTGAACCCGCAGTCTGTTCAAACTGATAGCGTTACAAGCAGCGATGCTGCACCAGTGTTTGCCCAGAACAAGACAACGACAGATACGGCTACAGCCTCTGATGCTGCACCAGTATTCCTAATAAACCCAGCCTACTCTGATACAGCAACAGCGTCTGACGCTGCACCTGTGTTTGCCCAGAACAAGACAACAACTGACACGGCTACAGCCTCTGACGCTGCACCTGTGTTTAACATTGCAGATGTCTTGACAGACGCTGTTACGGTGGCAGACGCCCCAGTGTTTACTTTTGGGGATGTCCAGACTGACTCAGTTACGGCATCTGACGCGGCGGCTTTGACTCCTAACAAGACAACAACTGACACGGCTACAGCCTCTGACGCTGCACCTGTATTTGCCCAGAACAAGACAACAACAGACACAGCTACGGCGTCCGATGCCGCGCCTGTGTTCAGCATTGCAGCAGTTCTATCAGACACCGCTACGATGGCGGATGCCGTAGCCTTTAGTTTTGTACCCGGTGTAACAACACCGCTCTACGACTTTGCGTTTATGTCAGATGACAAGTTTACATACTACCCTGTGCTGGGTACAATTAACGATCATTTGATACACGAACCCCTTGTAAACGGTGAATTTGTGCTGACAGTTGACCCCAATGCTGGTATCGTATATACGATCCGCACGGAGTCAGTTGAGTACACGTACAACGGGTACGGCCTCAACGAAAACCAACTTAACTAAGGAGTAAATTATGTTTAACGACGCAATCAAAATGACGGGCAATTTGAAGCTCGTTCTTACCGATGAAAACGGTAACATCAAACAGGAAGAAGAAGTAAAAAACTTAGTGGTAACAGTAGGTAAAAACTTCATTGCTTCCAGCATGGCAAAGACTACAACCAACAGTCCAGCCGCGATGACTCACATGGAAGTCGGCACAAGTTCTACTGCCGCTGCCGTCGGTGATACGACTCTAGTCGCTGCTGTTGCTAGTTCGCGTACTTCGTTGACTTCAACTACTGTGACTACCAACTCTGTTGCATATGTTTGTTCGTTCGCAGCGGGTACAGGCACTGGTGCATTGACAGAAGCAGGTATCTTTAATGCGGCTTCCGCAGGCACTATGTTGTGCCGCACAGTGTTCTCAGTTATCAACAAAGGTGCAGCAGACACACTCGGCATTACTTGGACTGTGACTGTTAACTAAGGAGTCTGGGAATGGGCATTAAACTCACAAACAATGCTTTTGCTACGCTTGCAGCGGGTATAAACTCGTCTGCAACTAGCATTACATTGACATCGGGGCAGGGTGCTCGCTTCCCAACTTTAACGGCGAGCGATTATTTCTACGCCACACTGGTAGACACATCGAACAACCTTGAGATTGTCAAGTGTACGGCTCGCTCAACTGATGTGTTGACTGTCGTACGTGCACAGGAATCGACAACGGCTCGTGCGTATGTTACTGGTGACCGCATTGAGATTCGCATTACAGCGGCTACGTTTGTTGATGCAACTACAGTTACACCAACGGCTGTGAGTGACCAAAACAATACCTCTACAGGCTACTTTGATTTACCTAGTGGTACAACTGCTGAACGTCCGGCTTCTCCAGCAAATGGAATGGTTCGATACAACACAACCTTAGCTCAATTTGAAGTTTATCAAAACGGTGCTTGGATTCAATATGTAGTTGCTTATAATGTTGAATATTTAGTAGTGGCTGGCGGCGGTGGCGGTGGAACACAGCATGGCGGGGGTGGCGGCGCTGGGGGCTATCGTTCTTCCGTAGTAGGCGAATCTTCTGGTGGGGGAGCTGCTGCTGAATCTCTTCTGCCTCTTTTGTCTGGCGTTAGTTACACAATTACGATTGGTGGCGGCGGCGCTATCTCACCCTCCGGTGGAAACGGTGATAGACCCCAAGGTGGAAACGGGACAGATTCTACATTTGCAAGCATTACTTCAATTGGCGGCGGCGGCGGAACGCCTTATAGGTCTGCGGTTAATATTAATGGTTCGGCAGGTGGCTCTGGCGGTGGCGGCGCGGCGGCAGATACTGGAACAACATCTACTGGTGGTGCTGGAACCTCGGGTCAAGGCTTTGCGGGTGGTAGTGGTCGCCCCGGCACTGGCGGAACATATAACGCTGGCGGAGGAGGAGGTGCTGGTGCGGTAGGTGTTGCTGGAACAGGTTCGGGTGCTGGCGGAGCGGGAGGCGCTGGTGTTTCTTCTTCAATAAACGGCACAGCTACTTTCCGCGCTGGTGGCGGTGGCGGTGGATCACCTAACGGGACTGCTGGCGGCGCAGGTGGTAATGGCGGCGGCGGTGCTGGTGGTTTAGCTGCTAATGGAACTGCTGGAACTCCAAATACTGGCGGTGGCGGCGGTGGCGGCGGCGCATTTAGTGTAAATAGTGGTCTTGGCGGTTCAGGCGTTGTCATCCTCCGCTACTCAGGTTCACAGCGCGGCACAGGCGGAACAGTAACATCATCTGGCGGCTATACCATCCACACATTTAACACATCCAGTACATACACGGCATAAGGAGAAATTGAATGGCACATTTTGCAAAAGTACAAGACGGCATCGTTACGCAAGTTATCGTTGCTGAACAAGAGTTTTTTGATACGTTCGTGGACTCTAGTCCCGGAACATGGATTCAGACAAGCTACAACACCCGTGGTGGTGTTCATGCTAATGGCGGCACGCCTCTGCGTAAGAACTATGCAGGTATTGGGTATACCTACGACGCAGGTCGTGATGCGTTTATCCCACCGAAGCCATATAGCAAGTGGGTTCTGAACGAGACTACCTGCTTGTGGGATGCACCTACACAGATGCCTAACGATGGCAAGAAGTATCGTTGGGATGATGACGCAGGTAATTGGGTAGAAGTACCTGAGACTGAAGGACAGTAATCATGGGAATTAAAGTCACCAACAATGCCTTTGGCACGTTGAACGCTGGTATCAATAGCAGTGTGACAACGCTCGTACTTGTAGCGGGGCAAGGTGCACGTTTCCCAACTCTAACTGCAAGCGATTACTTCTACGCAACTCTGATAGACACCTCCAACAATCTTGAAATTGTTAAGGTCACAGCACGTAGCACAGATACTTTGACTATTGTCCGTGCACAAGATGGCACTACGGCTCGTGCCTACAGCACGAACGACAGGTTTGAGCTACGCCCAACAGCGGCTCTTTTTAATGAGTTCATAGACCGTGCGACGACTGGTAAAGCCATCGCAATGGCAATCGTATTCGGAGGATAAATCATGGCAGCCCCAAACATCGTAAACGTAGCAACTATCACAGGTAAAACGGCAGTGCAAGCTGTCGGTACATCTGCAACTGCAATCGTTACCAACTCAGGTAGTAGCGGTAAGGTGTTTAAAGTGAACGCCCTCTATGTAGCAAACATTGATGGTACTTCCTCGGCAGACATCACAGTGGACTTGTTCCGCTCATCGACTGCTTATCCTATTGCTTCGACAATTTTAGTTCCTGCGGACGCATCACTAGATATTATTTCTAAAGCACTTTATCTTGAAGAAGGTGACACACTTCGTTGCACGGCTAGTGCTTCAGGAGACCTTACAGCCGTCTGCTCATACGAGGAGATTTCGTAATGGGACTTTCATCCATATGGAAACTTAACGATACTCAACAAGGTAAAAGCGACGCAAGTTATTTGCGCCCTTACTTTGTAGAGTATCTAGTTGTTGCTGGCGGCGGCGGCGGCGGAGGTGACTTAGCTGGCGGCGGCGGCGCAGGTGGATATATTGCTGGGTCTGTTACTGTTGCAGGAGGGGCAAGTTTTTCTCTAACAGTTGGCGGCGGTGGTACTGCTGGGTCAGGTCGTCCTAGTACTGGGCAATCTAATGGAACTAACTCAACTGGATTTAGTCAGATCGCAATTGGTGGCGGCACTAGTGTTGGATACCAAAATGCGGTTAATTCAACTGGTACTTCCGGTGGCTCAGGCGGCGGCGGTAGTGCTACTGACTCTGCCTCATATTTAGGCTCTGGTGGTGCTGGTACTGCGGGGCAAGGAAATGCTGGTGGCTCGGGTGGCTACGCACCTAATTACGCAGGCGGTGGCGGTGGCGGTGGCGGTGCAGCGGGTGCTAGTGCAATTGGTCAAGTCGTTGGGCGAGATGGTGGTGTCGGCCTTCAGTGGGTTGATGGTATTTTTTATGCTGGCGGCGGCGGCGGTGGTACTTACAACGTAGTTTCGGGGTCAGTTTCCGCTGGCGGTAATGGCGGTGGCGGTGCTGGCGGTAATACAGCAGCGGCAACCGCTGGTTCTCCGAACAAAGGTGGCGGCGGAGGCGGAGGCGGCTATTCAAGTACCCCGAAAGCAGGTGGCGGAGGCGGTTCTGGTGTTGTAATTGTGCGGTACGCAGGTGGTCAACGTGGCACTGGCGGAACAATTACCACAGTAGCTGGTTACACATACCATACATTCACGACGTCTAGCACATTCACAGCATGATAGATAAGCGCATCCCTCTTGT